TATGGCTCATGGTACAGGCGTACTACGTCCAGATTGCGCTATCGAGGTATATGCGTCTAACTCATAAGTAGTTAATATAGGGGAGTAAACTTACTCCCTTATTATTATGCCTAAAGGTAAAGGAACTTATGGTACAAAAGTTGGACGACCTCCAAAAAAAGGTACTAAGAAAAAGTAAATGGCACTTGCTAGAACTTCAAAATTAGAAGCGGTTAATAAAGCCTTGCAGATGATGGGAGAAGCTCCTGTCAATTCTTTGCAAGGCTTATTTGGCTTAGGCAACTTAGCAGAAACTACAATTAATAGTGTTAGTCGTAAGTTGCAAACTGAAGGTTGGTCTTTTAATACTGATTATGAAGTTACTTTAATAAGAGATTCAACAACAAATCAAATTTCAGTTGGTACTAACGTCAGCAGAGTTTATGTCGATCCTTATGACTACCCAGATGTAGATGTAGTTCAAAGAGGGTCAAGGCTATATGATCGTAAAAGTAATACATACGAATTTAAACAAGACTTAGCTGCGGATATAACTGTTATCTTGGACTGGGAAGATCTACCAGAACACGCTAGGGTTTACATAATGACTAAAACTGGTAGAGAACTCCAGGAGTCTATGATTGGTAGTAAAGATTTAACAGAAATAAATTTATTAGTCGAGCAAGAAGTTAGATCACAATTTTTAGAAGAAGAGACACAATTAAGCGATCACAATATTCTTAGAGGTCATAACCGAAGAGTAAATCCAATGAGAACTTATAGACCTTCTGACGTTTTATCTAGGTAGTTATGGCATTAATTACTAGCGCTATCCCAAATATGATTAATGGGGTTAGTCAACAACCCTCAGCATTAAGACTAGCTTCACAAGCAGAATCAGTTATAAATTGCTTATCTTCTCCAGTTGAAGGATTAACTAAACGTCCGCCTTTTGAACATATAAAAAAATTAATTAGCGGTTCTGCTGGAACAGGTAAACCATTTATAAAAGCTGTTGATAGAGACGGAACTATACAATACCTAATTATGATTAGGGATGGAGCTATAGAGGTATTTAACTTAGATGGCACTTCCCAAACTGTTTCAACTCCTAATGGAACAAATTATTTAGACATTGCAAATAACGCTGATCCTTCAGAAAAATTTAGAATAGCGTCAGTTGCAGATTATACGTTTATATTAAACAGAGAAAAAGTGGTCACTATGGATCACGCTGGTACTTATAGCCAATCAGGGACAACAATAACTGTTACTTCTAATAATCATGGAGTAACGAATGGAGCAAAAATACAAATAGATTTTGAAACTGGAAGTAGTGTTGATGGTACTTATACCGCAACTGTTGTAAATGCCAACAGTTTTACATTGGTTGGAGCTTCTGCAACTACTAGCGGAAATTGTAGATTTAATGAATTATCTCCTGACGTTTCACGCAAAGGCATTGTATTTATAAAAGCTGCTGATTACGATACAACTTACGAAATAAAAATAAAAAACGCTGCTGGAACTAGCACTTTAGCAACAGCAAGTTTTACAACAGCATCCGCAGGGGGAGCAGTTCCTAACTCAGCTACAATTGCGGCTGATTTAAGGAATGATTTAGCTTCTGCGCTATCTAGTGGCTGGACGTTTACTCAAGATCAATACATTATTAGGATCGAAAGAAATGACGATACTGATTTTATTTTAGAAAGTAGTGACACTAAAGCTGGAACTTACACAAAAGCTATTAGAGGTGCGATAGATACGATTAATGATTTACCAACTTTATGTGAAAACAATTTTATTGTTAAAGTCCAGGGAACTAAAACTACAAGACTAGACGACTATTACGTTAAATTTGAAACCTCAAATGGTACAGATTTTGGTTTTGGAATTTGGAGAGAAACAGTCGGTCCATTAGAGCCTTTTAAATTTAATACATCAACTATGCCACACGTTTTAGTGCGTGATGCTGCTACTGGTGCATTTACATTTAAAGAGTTTGATTACAGTCCACGAATAGCTGGCGATTTAGTTACAGCTCCTACTCCTACTTTTGTAGGTACTGTTTTAAATAACATTAATACTTTTAGAAACAGGCTTGTATTTTTGGCAGATGAAAACGTAATAATGAGTGCGTCAGATAGTTACGATAGATTTTTTCCTGAGACAGTACAGACAATTGTAGATAGTGACCCTATTGATTTAGTTACAGGCGGTACGGAGATTCATTTCCTAACATCCAGCTTGGCGTTTGCAAACACATTGCTACTCTTTAGTCGGCATGGTCAGTTTAGGTTAGATGCTGGAGCAGTTGGTATTGGAGGTGCATTGACCCCTCAAACAGCAACTATTACAGCTATAACTACATACGAAACAGAGCCTAATGTTGATCCTATATCAGTTGGTCGAACAGTATATTTTTCAATACCTAAAGGAGAATTTAGTGGTTTGCGTGATTTTTACCTGGAAGATGTTACAGGCGCAGTTCCAGTATCAGAAGAAGTATCTTCCGCAGTCCCAAGATACTTACCTAAGAATATAGTCAGCTTAGTAAGTAGCGCTTCAGAAGAAACAATAATAGCTATTAGTAAAGACGAACCAAAGCGTATTTATTTTTATAAATTCTTTTACGAGGAAGATGAAAAACTACAATCTTCTTGGTCATTTTGGGAAGTCAAAGGTGCTAAAACTGTTCTTGGTGCAACAATTATAGATAGTGATGTATTTTTTGTAATTCAATACACAGATGGAGTTTACCTAGAAAAATGTTCTTTACGTCCAGAAGCAACTGATCCTAATAGTAATCTTGAAATTAAACTAGACAGAAAAGTAGATGAAACTCAATGTCATGTCAACGTCATTAACCAGGGTGGAGCTGGTGTTCAATCAGTAATTTCCTTACCATATCCAACAGCTACTACAGGAATACAAGCTGTTGTAGGTCGAGACGTTAGCGGTAATACAATTCAACATGGTCAAGTTTTAACAGCTAGTTCAGAAACATTAACTGGCGCAACTCAATCTGGATTTAGCGGTAATGGAACTATGACAGTACTTGGAGACTTAAGTAATGCCAAGTTTTTTGTGGGAGAGCTTTATGATATGACGTATGAATTTAGCACTCCTTATCTTAAGGAGCAACCAGCAGGGGGTGGTGTTGCTGTCATAGCTGGTCCACGATTACAAATTAGAACCTGGACGTTTGTTTTTGATGATACAAGTGCATTTAAAGTAAAAGTTTCTCCAAGAGGTAGATCTTCTTTCACTTACCCTTATAATGGATTTGTAATAGGTCAGAATCCTCCAGCGTTAGGTCAAGCACCTTTCTTAACAGGTAAATTCAAAGTGCCAGTTATGGCTCAAAATAACGACACAAAAGTTGAAATTTTGAGCGATAGCCCACTACCTTGTCGTATTCAATCAGCAGAATGGGAAGGATGGTTGCACAGCAGAGCAAGACGAATATAGGTAAATTTCATTGGAGAAAGTCAACTCCCAATGATGTAATAGAAGTTGCTTCTAATATGAGGCAAGAAGACATAGAAGAGATATACGCATACTCTGGATCAGATCCAAAAAGTAGTCTTATATATTGTTATTTTGGCAGTCAACCTTGCATGACTATGGTAGGTCGTAAAGGAAATATTATGGGTATGTACGGAGTAATTCCAATTAGAAAAAATATGGGGAAAATATGGATGCTAGGTCATAGAACTATGACTACTGATTATAAAGACGTAAGAGCTTTTCTTCGCAATTCTCCAATAGAATTAGATAAATTTAGAATGAATTATCCAATATTATTTAATTATGTAGATGCAAGAAATACAACTCATGTAAAATGGATTAAGTACATGGGTTTCTCAATCATCAAAGAACACGCTACATTTGGGTATGAGGGTCGTCCTTTCTATGAATTTGCCAAGGTTTAACTAATGTGTGAAGCAGTTACGTTAGGAGTAATTTCTGGAGTCCTGGGAGTAGGGCAACAGTTTATGGCTTATCAACAAGCCAAATCTAATGTTGCCTTTCAAAATGCGCAAAATAATCTTAATTATCAAAGTCAATTATTGCAGACGCAATCAAACAGAATGACCGAAGATGTTAGGAATCAAATGAATGAGGACTTTATACAACATACAGAATTTATGGCTGATCTGGCTTATGAAAGAGATTCGACCAGGATCACTATGGAGCAGCAACAGATACAAGAACAAAGGGCGCAAGAGCAAACGGAAAGAGGAAAAGTAGCATTGCAAAAAAAAGGAGAAGTAGCATCACAACGTATTGGGCAAAACGCCTGGACTCTTTTAGCTGAGATAGAAAGATCGAGAGCAGCAGCCGATTTTGTGACAAACAGAAATGCTGCCTTTGCACTTAAAGGATCTCAAACGCAGAGACTTGACGCTCAAGCTGATCGTGCAGCTCGAAGGGGATCTGCTAGAACATATCTTAAGAAAACTTATCTTGATCCAGTTGAGCCACTACGCATACCCAAGCCTAGTTTTGGTCCATACGCACTTGGTATGGCTGGTGCTGTTGTTGGTG